TGATGCAAATCTTTTAAATGTTTCTATTCAGGATATTACAGAAATGCCTGAAGTTCTCTTCACTAGCAAGGTCAATGAGATTGCCAGAAAGACACAAGGCAAACTAATTGTTAAAGAGTACCCTACTGCATCAGCACATGCTGGACACTTTAAGGCACTCTTAAGTGATCTTTCTCTTAAGAAAGATTTTAAACCAGATATAATATTCATTGATTACCTAAACATCTGTGCTTCTGCACGATATAAAGGTGCTGTTGTTAATTCTTATACTTATGTTAAAGCGATTGCGGAGGAGCTTCGGGGACTTGCTGTGGAAAGTAACTTACCGATTGTCAGTGCTACTCAAACTACTCGTGCTGGTTTCGGGTCTAGCGATCCTGACCTTACTGACACTTCAGAATCCTTTGGACTCCCTGCTACTGCTGACCTTATGTTCGCTCTCATTTCTACTGAGGAATTGGAATCCCAAGGAAGAATAATGGTCAAGCAACTTAAAAACAGATACAATGATCCTACCAGTAACAAAAAGTTTATGATAGGTATTGACAGATCGAAGATGAAGCTGTATGATGTTGCTGATGATGCATCTGCTATCAGCATCGAAGGTGAGAATGAAGAACAGTTATCTCAGTTCTCTGAATCACAAAACCGTCTGTCTAAATTTGCTGAATGGAACGTTTAACAATTGTAGGTGGAGGGAGTGCTGGTTGGTTTGCTGCCTTTTTAATATCAAAAACCAAACCAAATATTCAGATTGATCTTATTGAATCATCTGATATTCCTTCTGTTGGTGTAGGAGAAGGAACAACAAGTAAAGTTATTGAAATTATTTCAAGAGAAAAATATGGTATTGATTCCCTTGAATTTATTCAAAGCATTGATGCCTTACCCAAAATGGGTATTAACTTTGTTGGTTGGTCTGATCATGGAGATTACATATCTCCTATAGGTTCATCTATTACATCAAAAACATACATTGATTATTCTGTGTATGCATCTCCCCTATTTGAAAAAGATATTACTCACTGTAATGAAACAGCATATTATGTTGAAAAGGGTTACACAAATTTCATTCGTAGATTAAATGGTGATCTACAGTTTGATGAATTCTATCCAGCATTACATTTAGATGCTGGTAGGTTAGTAGAATATCTAAAGTCTAAATCAAAAGTCAATCATATTGTTGATACAGTTTTAGAAGTTCGTAGGAACAGTGGTGATATCACAAGTCTTCTTTTAAAGGGACGTGGAGAATATACTTCTGATTTTTACATAGACTGCACTGGATTCAAAAGACAATTGATTGATAGTGATTGGGTTGACTATTCACATTATCTTCCTATCGATAGAGGTATGCCTTTTAGATTGGAAAATGATAATGGTGAGAAACATTCATACACAAATGCTGTTGCTATGGACAGTGGATGGGTGTGGGAAATCCCAACTAAGAATAGGATTGGTAGAGGGTATTGTTATTCTAGTAAATATTCTGATGAAGAAACATGCATCAAAGAACTAGAGAACAGATACAATACTGGAGTTGAGAAGATCAAATCTATTGAGTTCTCTTCTGGTAGACTATCAAACATTATGTCTGGTAACTGTCTAGCATTAGGTTTATCAGCAGCATTCTTTGAACCATTACAAGCAACTAGTCTTCATTGTACTTTGCAACAAATAGATGAGTTCATCTTTACTTTCTTACAAGGTGATCGTATCTTAATAGATCAAGTATCTGTTGACAGATACAATAGAAGGTATGCTAGAATGTATGATGATATGAAAGACTTCATATTCATACATTACACTGGTGGTAAAACAAACACACCATTCTGGAAACACTTTACTAAGATAACCTATCCAGAACAAGTTAGTAGACTTATGCATTTTCATGATGTTCGTCTACTTAGAGATTATGATATAGAAACATATCATGGTCATGCTGGTATTGGATTATGGATTCCAACTCTAATTGGGTTGGGTCATTATAATCCCTATACAGTCCATCGTGTGTTAGATTCTGACATTGACTGGACTTTCATGAAAAACGCTATCGAAAATTTCAAAGATGAAATCGATAGAAAAATTGTAAATCGTAATTATCAATCTATTAAAAATCTAGTTCTATGACTATTAATTTTAAACGTTATGAAGAGTTCGTAGATGCCGTCACATCCGATTGTTCTAAGAATTTTGTCGATCTTGCTGACCGCATGGGTGAACTTGACAGACAAGGTGCCAATATTGAACGCCTTACCACTGCTGGCGTTGGGCTTGCTGCTGAGTCTGGTGAGTTTCTGGAAATTGTTAAGAAGATGGTGTTCCAAGGTAAACCTTGGACTGACGACAATAGAGAGCATCTTATTATTGAGTTGGGTGACACTATGTGGTATGTGGCACAAGCTTGTATGGCTTTGGACGTATCTTTCGATGAGGTAATTGAGAGAAATGTGAAGAAGTTGGAGAAGCGTTATCCTGATGGTTCATTCGACATTCATTACAGTGAGAATAGAAAGACAGGAGATAGATGATATTAATAACCTCCCCTCTAAATAGATAGACGGGAGGTTTTTTTATGGCTGCACAAGGAATTACTAATATTACTGGCAAGTGGGCAACTGCAGTCCTTATGGTTCAGCAGTCTTTGTCAGGTGTGGATCCACAAGGAAAAAGATTTTCTTATTTTAACTATAATGTTCAAAAAGCATACAATCCCACTGATGATGCAAATAAAAGAAAGAAAACATTTTTTGGAATAAAAGTTTTAGTTCCTAGGAGTAGTAGAGCACAAGCATCTAATAGAATTGCTAGAAGTTTACAAGAAACATTTGAAAATACAATTGCTACCAGAGATAATCAACAGATTGATATTCCTTTTGAGTTTGATGGAACTACATCAAGTATTCGTATTGAAATAAAACCAGAAGCAGGTGGTGGTAGTGGTGGTGGATCATCTGAAACTCAACGTAACGAGTGTGCTCAATGTTTGTATGCTGCTCTTGCTTTCTATGTTTACAAAGATACTATTGATCCTACTAAGTTGATCACTGATGAGGATATGAAAGAAGCAACAAAATATATTGACATTGATACAGATTACAAACAAGTTTATGGAGATGCAATAGATTTATCATGGCACTTCTCTTCAATCAAAGGTGCTAATAAACTATGGGAAAAATATAAGCATCTTGCTACAAAGAAATATACATTTTGTCGTGGTGGTGGACCAGACGATAAAGAAATTAAAGCAGCATACAAAAGATTAAATACTCAGATGAAAAAGGATCCTGACATTAAGGTATCCTTCTCATCTGAAGATAAATGGAATCCAGCAGATATTTGGATGGTTGCTAATGGTATTGATATGGGTGAATTGGATGATAAAACAACTATTGATGGTATTAATGATTTTATTAAAACTAAGTATGAGGACAGAGATTTAATTGGAGTATCACTTAAGAGAATTGCTGGTGATTGTAAGATGTCAGTTTTGAATTATAATAAAGCAGCACGTAATATCAAAGTCTCTAAGTATGGTTTTAAAAAATATGATTTGATATTCAAGACTGTATCTAAGAAAGATAAAGATGATAACTACCCAATGGATGCTTATCTTTATTATAATACTGGTAGTTTTGATAAGTTCCAGTCTAGAAACTTTGGTGATAAGGATGCATCATGGCAGTTGGAATTGAAAGCAGCATCTGCTGCTGGTGGTCGATCTGGTGGTGGTAGTGTGATTACTATATTGAATTCTTTAGACGTTAGTTACAATGGTCTTACTACTGGATGGGATAATAAACCTTTCCATCAGACATGTGATCCTAAAAACAAAACACATAGACATGGAATCACAGAAGAGATATTAAAATTATTAAAAAAATATAAGGCAACTGGATTGCCAAAAGATGATGCTCAAGCTATGATTGAGATTGCACAAAGAAATCAATCTTGGCGTTATGCTAAGTTAATGTCATTGAGATTGCTTGACTGTGTTGCAACATCAGGAAAGTCAGATGATATTATGAGAGCATTGTATTTGTATGCAGCATCTCAGAGTGACAAGTCATCTGTTTACATAAAGTTAATGGACTAATGGCAAACGTTAAGCAACTAAAACATTTAGAACACCTTGAGGATGAGATGCTCAACTATGGAGTTGAGGGATGTAAGGCTGCTGTTAGTTTCTTACAGGAACTAAAGAAGATGCTAGGACATCAAGAGAGTTCTGGTTTCATGCAGACGAAATGGGATGGAGCACCATCTGTAGTATGTGGTGTTGATCCTTTGTCTGGTGTGTTCTTTGTGGGAACCAAATCTGTTTTCAATAAAACAGAACCAAAGCTTTGTGCTTCTGAAGAAGCAGTTAATAATTATTATCAAGGAGACCTTGCAGAAAAACTTAAGTATTCTCTTAGATACTTTAGTCAACTTGGAATTAAAGGAGTTATCCAAGGAGATTTACTTTTTACTGACTCCACTAGAACGAGGGAAAATGTAGATGGAGAGGAATTATATACATTCAGACCAAACACTATTACTTATGGCATCCCTCTTAGTCACGATATTGGTAAAGAAATTGGCAGAGCAAAAATTGGAGTAGTATTTCACACTCATTACACTGGAGATTCTTTAGGAGAAATGCAAGCGAAAGCAGGTGCTCCAATTAACACATACAATAAAATAAGTGAAGTAGCAGTAATCAATAACGATACTCCTATGGATCGTGTTGGATTTTCTAAAGCAGAACTCACAAAGTTTGATAACTACATCTCTAAAATTAAAGAGATGTGTAGAAAGTGTGGTCCATTTCTAGATGAATTGGTTGATGCTATTGGTACTACAGGAGATAAGAAGTTTCATATTGCATCTTTCTTAAAGCAGTTCTTTAATAATGAGATCAAGAATGCTCGTACTATCAATAACGTAGATGATGCAATGTATTCTATGTTGAACTTCTATGGTGATAAGATGGAAAAGGAACTTGCAAAGATTAAGACAGCTGCAAACTTAACTAAGAAAAGAAATCTTGTATATGATAGTCAACTGTATGTTGAGAAGAATAAGGATAAGTTCAAAGCAATGCTAACACTGTATAAGGAACTACAAACAGTGAAGCAAATGGTTATAGATAAACTTGACCATCTAGAAGAGTTTAGAACATATGTTCAGACTGACAAAGGATATAAAGTCACTGGTCCAGAAGGTTATGTTCTACATAAAGATGGAGACATGATAAAGTTTGTTAATCGTCTTGAGTTTGCATACAATAACTTCACACTGCAGAAACAATGGCGTTAAATTGTCACACGTGCTATTTTACTTTTGGTAGGTTCCAACCACCTACTACAGGACACAAGGAAAACTTTGCTGGTGTTAAGACAGCAGCAGGTGGTCATGACTATCGCATATACATTTCACAGACTGTAGATAAGAAGGGAACTAATCCTTTACCACCTGATAGAAAACTATTTTATATGGAAAAGATGTTCCCAGAACATAAGGGACATATCTATAGTGGTCCTAAGGAACCTGTTTCTATCTTACAGGATATTATGCTTGGTGGTTATAATGAGGTAGTATTTTTGGTAGGTTCTGACAGGGTTTCTGCTATGGGATTCCTTCATAAATATAATGGTAAAGACTTTAGATTCAGAAAGATTTCAATAGAATCTTCTGGAAGTAGAGACGCTGATGGTGATACCTTTGCCATTTCTGGAACTAAGATGAGACGTGCAGCATTTGCTGATGACTTCACTACCTTCAGAAAAGGTATTCCCAGAGCATTGAATGACCGTGACTGTCAAGCTCTCATGAAAGAGATTGCTTTGGCACTACCTAAGAATTTTAAATGAAAGATTTCAAAAAACTACGAGAAGAAGCACTGCGTCAACAACAAAGACAGCAGCATGTTTTCAAAGAAGGTGATGCTGTTATGTCATCACGTACTGGAGATAAAGGACACATCCATAGAGTCGGTGGCAACTATGCTATCGTCATTTCCGAATCAGGAAATATGTTTCGTGAATGGATGAAGAACATTAGATCTATAAATAATACGAGAAGAACCTCCTTATTAAACGATGAAGTATCAGAAGCCAGTTAATAACGTCAACAGTAATGATGAGTTTTCATCTGGGTTGATAGAAAAGTACGGACAGTGGATGGATGGAGATTGCTTCCAGAACACTGACATGCCTGACTTGCATTTATCAGAAGCACCTTTTGATGGCATGGATGCACAGTCTCATGGTGCAGAGATTGAGCAGACTACAAAGAGAAAGAAAGGTCCAACCAAGAAGGGTGCATACGTTGGTCAGGAATCTAAACCAAAGAATGAGGAAGTAGAGGTTCTTGAAAGAGAAGAGTATGAAATTGATGGTCAGAAATATATCCTAGAGAAGATCAAAGGAGCAGATGGTAAATCTTCTTATAGAAAGTCAAAGGTTGAGTGTAAGGATGAAGTAACTCATGAAGGGGAGGAACTAACCGAAAAAAAGTTGGATAAGGTTGACAAGAAAGAACTAAAGGGTAAGCATAAAGATAGAGATGATAAGGATATTGATAACGATGGTGACGTAGATGGTAGTGACAAGTTCCTACATATGCGTCGTAAGAAAGTCTCTAAGATTATTTCTATGAAAGGAAAAAAATGAAATCATTCCAAGACTTCCAAGAAGAATCTAAAAACGCTAGTTACGTTGGAAAGAAATCAAAATTTAAAAATAAGAAGAGTGGTAATGTAGAAGTCATGCCTATCATCAATGATGGGAAGAAGGGTATGGTTACTAAACCTACTAATGAATCCTTTGAGACTGGTGTTGCAAAGGCACGTCGTGATTACCGTTCTGGTACTTTGCTGAACTTTAAACAGTTCATGTCAAAACTTACAGATATTTTAGACGAGTGGGAGAAGTAATAAATAGGATGTGAAACAATATTAATTAAGATTATGCTTTCCTTTCTACTACCACTTGCAACAAAAATAATTTCAGATGCAGTTAACAAGATCCCAGACAATGAGGAACTTGGTGAGAAACTGATTGAAATTTGTTTAGTCATTCTTGGCAAGGCAGTTAAACTGACCAAAACCGATATGGATGACAAGTTACTAGAGACTGTTAAGTCTTCTCTTCAGGCAAGAGAATAGGTATATTGTGGGGAGTGAGAGCTCCCCTTTTTATCTTTTTATAAATAAACATAAGAATTACTCAAATTAAACGAGGAAAAAAATGGCTGTATTCGGAACGATTGATGCAGCGACATTTGCGAATAATGTTGGCGTCACAAATGGCGATGCTACTGTTACCAAGAATGCCGCTGACGCTGTAAGCGAAGGAGATGTACTAGTCCTTGATAATGTAAACTACATTGTAAGAACTGTTACTAGCACAACTTCTATAGAACTACACACCACATATGCAGGTGCTACTGAGGCTGCACTAGCAGGTGCTGTACGTAGAACCCCACCAAAAGAACTAGCACAATATGTGATTAGGGGTGGTGATAGTAATGTAGGAACTATTGTATTTTTAGACGCTACTGAGGCAGAACTTGCTGAGAACAAATCTCGTGGGTTAACTGGTCCTGGTTGGTGGTCTTATAAAACATACACTGATTCTATTGGTGATACTCGCTATAAGACTGAGTGCATAGCATCTGTATCTGTTGCTGCTGGTACATCTGGTGACTTTGCTCAGGATGGTATTGACGCTGACGCAGCATCTTCTGTAACTATTACTGTACAGCCTGCTTCTTCCACATCATCCTCTGGTCAAGGTACGTTTGCTAACCTTACTGAGACTTCAACAGGATCACCTGGATCTCTCATATACACTTGGCAACGTCAGAAGGCTGGAGCTAAGCGTTGGGTTAACATCACTGCATCACTTGATACAGGTATCACATATGTTAACTTTACTTCAGCAATACTTGGATACAATTCACTTGGTGATGATTCACTTGATGGTTACAAGTACAGAGTTAAGCTTACTTCTACTGGTGGTACAGAAGAGGTTATCTCTGATGGAGCTGCAACTCTAACATTCGGATCTTAATGAATGAACCTTAATGAATTGACACCAGACAACTGGTTATTCTTTGCTATTCAACATTATAACAACCCGTCGTCAGTCACTTATTCAGACTTTGAAGAAGACTTAAAGAGATTTAAGTACATCAAACGACTGCTTAAGAGATATGAGACGACGGGAGAACTTAAGACTCATTTAATCTTAAATCATATCATTGTATTGTATAATGTATTTGATGATGCAGCAACTCCATTGCTGTTCTACAAAGTGGAAGCAACATATTGGTCTCAAATCAAGGCGTTTATATTGTTTCTAAATAGATTACCACCTTCTATAACTACAGGTTTTGACGAGGAATGTCTAAAGCAACTGAATCTAATATAAATGAAGAGATAAACTCAGCAGGTGATGGATCTGGTCTCCAGTTACCACCTGCGTTTGTGACTATACAACCACGTCAGCATCGTAAGTATAAGAAGGCAAACCAAGATAAAGTTGATGGTCGCACCAAAGGTGCTCGCTCTCTCTTCTCCCGTATACAAAAAAGAAAAATGAAAGAACAAGTAGAAACTCAAATCGATGAGGCTATTGTGTCCGACACTGAGAGGGCACAGAAGCAGATCCAACAAGGCAAAAAACTAAACCGCCAAAAGGATATGCAAAATAAGCGTAAGGATGCAAAGCAAAAACTTACGAACAAAACTAAAGAGATGGATCATTTGATGAAAGCACGTCTTTCAGACTTTAAAAAGAAAGCATCTGATCAACAGAAGAAAGTTAAAAGAGAAGAAACTGAAACTACTAATGAAATTATGAACGAAAACCAAGACGTCGTTAAAGTTGCACTTGACGTTGCAACCTCTGAACTTAATCCACAAGGAGAAGCATCTTTTGCTAAGATCCAGTTTGCTGATGGTGGAGTACAGAACCTAGATAACTTCTCTGCTAAGAGAATTGCTGCTACATATGCACAACTAGATGATACACATAAAACTCAGTTCCAATACATGCTGAACAAAGATGCTTCATCTTATCAGTCTGCACTGGACTTTGCTGTACGCAATAACTAGGATCAATGACGGATAGTATCAACGCTGCTATTATCGAGCGGCTAGAAAAAGTAGTTGACTCTCTTCAGGAAAACTCTGTGAAGATGGGTCAACTTCTTGCTGTCCATAATGAAAAATTAGATTCATCTGAAAAATCTGATGATGTTTTATTTGAAAAGGTAGACAGGTTACATAGTGATCTAAACAGAGAAACGGATTCAATTAAGAGAGGGTGTGAAAGGGACATCCGTAAAGTCGATGACCGTCTTCGCACAATGGAAAAGAAGATGTGGTCTATTTTTGGTGCTCTGACGGTCATATCCTTCCTAGTATCTGCACCAGGTCAGGCACTGCTTAAAAACTTGACACGAGAGCAACCATCTGTTACTATAAGTGCAGTGCAAAACCCTCTCATTGAGTTATCTTGACGTAAAGTACATAAATTTAATATCCCCTCGTCTGAATCTCTTCAGTCGCAAGAAGGCAGACCTGTTTAATTTCAGGTGTCCTTACTGTGGCGACTCGCAGAAGAGAAAGAACAAGACGAGGGGATATTTGTTTAAGGTTAAGAATGACTTTGTGTTCAAATGCCATAATTGTGGCATGGGAAGATCACTTTCAAACTTTATTAAGGATCAAGATTCATTTCTTCATGATCAATATGTCATGGAGAAATTTAAAGATGGTAGGACTGGTAAGGGTACTACTGTACCCAACCCAAAATTTAATTTTAAAGAACCAAAATTTAATAAGAGTGATGTAGATTTAGAGAAGATTTCTAATCTAAATACCTCACATCCAGCACGAGAATATCTTGAAAAACGAGGGATCAAAGACTTAGATTACTTCTACTATTGTCCTAAGTTTAAGGCTTGGACTAATCAGCAGAAAAAAACCTTTGATAACTGTAGACAAGATAGTGCTCGTATTATAATCCCCTTCAGGGATAAAGATGGTAGACTCTTCGGATATCAAGGTAGATCGTTAGCCCCAAAGGCAAAGATGAGATACATTACGATAATGCTTGATGAGGATAAACCCAAAATCTTTGGACAGGATCGAATTAATTATGAAAAACCGATTTACATTGTGGAAGGACCGTTTGACAGTACCTTCATTCAGAATTCCGTTGCGATGGCTGGGTCTGATGTTGATATTCGGACGTTTGGCTGGAGCGATCATATTTACATTTATGATAACGAACCACGTAACCGAGAAATCGTCAATCGAATCTCCAAAGTCATCAGTAGAGGAGATAAAATAGTTATCTGGCCTCAAAAGATACAACAAAAAGACATCAATGACATGCATCTTGCTGGACATGATGTTCAAACTCTGGTAGAATCAAACACCTATCAGGGATTAACCGCAACCCTTAAATTTAACGATTGGAAAAAAGTATGACAAACGGAGTTGGAATTAAAGTAACTAAGCGTGATGGCGCTGTAGAGGGTCTAAACCTTGACAAGATACACAAAGTAGTAGAAGAGGCATGTGAGGGTCTAGGGAGCGGTGTGAGTGCTTCTCAGATTGAAATGAACTCAGGTCTACAGTTCTTTGATGGTATCAATACAAAGGATATTCAAGAGATCCTTGTTCGTTCTGCTAGTGATCTTATAACACTAGACAATCCTAACTATCAATTTGCTGCAGCACGGTTACTCTTGTATGGTCTTTACAAGCAAGTCTTTGGATCTGAGTGGGTTCAGAGTTATCCGTCAGTATATGAACATGCTA